TTAAGATAACCGAAAAGATTAAAGAATGCTTGACAAGACAGAGCGGAGGAGGCGCCAACTAAGATCTACCCTAAATCTACACATATAAATACCAGATGTTCAAGTATAGAATTCCTAAAAGTTCTAATGGTGAGAGTGTTCGTTATATGTTTTCATTCATAGCTTCCGATAATAGATACTCTATAATGACTGCACCTCGCTCTGGGTCTACTACATTAGAGAAAGTTTATTCTGGATTTGTTAATAATTATCCTCCTATAGATGACTTTCTTGCTACTGATTACTCTATTGTTATACTGAGACATCCTGTATCTAGGCTGTGGTCTGCCTATAAAATGGCTCTGAAACTACACGAAGATGACTCTATTATACACAACTTTATGCAAGATCATACTCTGCCTTGGTTAGATATGTTCTATAATAGATGTGTGGGCTTACAAAAATTTCCTTATATTATACCTTTCAGCGCGATGTCTGACTATTTCCCTACACAGTTTGGTGTTGCTACTGGCTCTGAATGTATGGACTATGATGACCAAACGCTGTATCTCATAAGAAATTATGTTACGTCTGGGCTGGATAAGTTTAATCTAGAGATAGAGGCGTATGATAAACTAGTGGAAAAATGTGAGATTATGCCTTTAGATCTTTGGGAAGAGCTTCGTTAACCGCGTAAGTGTAGACTCTGCGTTTGTCTGCGGGTGTTCTGATAAAGTGTTCTGCCATAAGACTGTGCCATGCTGAGCCTGGGTGCATATTATCTCGCGCACCAATGGCAATCCGTCGGTAAAGATCATTGTTTTCTTCTCGGTCGTCACTACGGAAAATTCTTAGCTCCGCACCATAGCTATCGCATAAAGATTGTATAGCGTGCATGTTACTTGCTCTGTTGAGTGATAGTTCTGTCTCTGAGAAGAGCCAATCTATAGAGAAAGGATGGTTTACGTTTTTATGTCCGATATTATCTACGTTCCAAGAGGAATATAACTCCTTATGGACCTCGCGGCGAATGGTTGCAGGGCATTGCATATAGACATATTTGCTACCTAATCGAGGCAAATGTGTTAACAATACACGAAAACATGTCTCCAAACTACCACCGGGAACACCGAGATTATGTGTCTTTCTGCCAGTTTTTTCTTCTAACAATGTTGTCCAGATCTTCTTTTCTGCAACACCTACACCAAATGTGCAGCTACATCCTAAGGCGATATTACTGTTCTCGTCTAGTTCAACAAGGCTGTGTCTAGTTCTAAAATACTCTGAACCATATCTTTGCAGGTCATATGAAATATCTTCACTATAATTAGGTATTGCTCTTTCCGGTTGATCTGATGACCACCAATCATGTTGCTCTATTTTTACCATAGTCTTTAATATCTTCCCATTCAAACCCTGCTTTTTTCAGCATATGGTATGTGATGTAGGCATGCCATACACGTCCGGGATGCTCCAAATCACGTGACCAATCACTGTCAAAGTGTGTATGAAATGACTCTGCTTGGAAAATGCTTTTATCAATAAACACAAACTTCGCATCAAACTGGTCACAAACAGACTGCATCGCTCGCTTCATTTTATCCAAATAAAGAGCCCATTCCTCGTCAGTCTCGTAACGTGCAAACATTATAGGTGCGTCTGTAGTGCATTTCCGCGTGTCTGGATTGTTTGTAATTACTTCATATCCTTTGCTCTCAGGCTCTAAACAAAACACATATTGTGACCGCAACTTGGGTAACCAAGCCAACAGAAGTCTATACATCTGGTCAAGACTACCTTGAGGCTGTGCAAGATTATAGGCACGCCAGCCAAAAGATGTTCCTGTTAGGACAGGCCAAATTAGATTCTCAGGCATACCTATACCAAATGTAACGTCCCCGCCGAGAGTGATAATACTGCGAGGGCGTTTAAAATCAGGCATTTCGTCACCTCGAAAGCCATGCTCGTTGATACGATAATTTAAAATGACTGTATCAAGAGGACGTTCAACACCCGCTGTCCAAGGGTATTCACCATTGGGCAACAAATCCCAACCATTTTCTGTGATATCTTCAGCGTGTGTTTTTAGATGTTCTTGATATCTATCTTCACTGTCAGATGCATAATAATCGTAAACTTGTGGCTCGACGGCTCTAAAGTTTGCATAACTAAATTCAGGTCTCATTACTCACCGCATCACGGACTTTTTCATTCAAATACCAAGCGGCAAAATCACTGTGTTTTGCTAAAAACTGATGGACTTGTTCGTGCGACATCTGGTCACTCCGAATCATGTCTGCCCACATCTCCCATCTTTCAATTTTTGTTGACGGTATCACTGTCATCTATTTACTCCACCAAATATAATTCTTAGAAGTTTGCGCGCCCTATTTGCAGGCGAAGGTTTTTGTATTGTTTGTTCTGGGACTTCCTTAGTCTCAGGACGAGACTCCGGTGCCGGTATAGAGGTCTCCGGGGGAGACGTCTTAATCGCCTCCCCCGTGTGCTGTTCCGGAGCAGCACAAGCTGTGGCAGAAAGGATAAGGGCCACAGCGAGAATCTTATAGGGTATCTTCACGTTCTCGCATCCAGCGGTTAAACGTTGCAGTGCCAACCTTTTTCTCAATCCATTCTAGTGTAATAGCAATACCAAACAAAGAGCCTTGGCGTTTACCCATCCAATGCCCTATAGCAAAGGCAATAATAAGAGAAATCATAGCAACGATTGTGTGTTCAATAACGGTCATTCTTGACTCCAATATTTTTCAACCAAGTAATCATGATTTTCCTCAAAATAATCTACCCAAAGAATAGCTTCTTCACCATGGCGTTTACGTTCCAACAAACATTCTGTCCACATGTTCCGACAGAATTTAACAAAGTCGTCAGTCATAATCTGACTAAATGCTTCTGAGGAGTTCATTGTTTCTTACCTTTATTTATCACTGTTGCGTAGATATCTTCCCAGTTTTTCACAATACGAAAATCACCTTTTGCTTTCATATTATGACCATGCTCTACTAAAAGAGCATCATATCCGAGGTCAGCGCCTAGTTGAGCATTGACAATCTTGTCTTCAATCCAGTAACACCCTTGATATTTTTCTGTGAGATTAATCAAAACCTCATCTTTATCTGCGCCTGTATCCAAGCAAATTACGTCCTCAAACGTGTTCTTGCCAAACAACTTTGCCAAGTTCCTTTTGCGTAGTTTACCTGCATAAGGATCAAGAGAAAGACTAGTGACAGCTACAAACTTGTATTTGTGCTTCTCATGTAACATCTTAATGTAATACTGAGCATCACGTAGGGGCGGCAAAAAGCCTATAGCCGCTGATGCATTAAACTGACGAACCAATTGGTCTGTAATATCTTTGGACAAACCAAAACGTGCATCTACACCATATTTGTATTCATAACCATCAACTAAGTTGTGACCCATGTGTTGCATCCAGACCAGGAATCCTTCTTCCCAGTCTAAACACACGCCATCAATATCTGTTAGGATTATTTTATTTTTAAGCAACTTCATACTCCTTATCCCATTTACCAACGCTGATTGAAATGTAGTAGGCGGTATCGAAATAATCGGTCATGATATCGCTATTGTCATACCACTTATCACCCTTTGCAATGCTAGTAACTTTCTCAAAGAACTCTGCATTTTTCTTACCATAGAAACGTTCCAGGTGATGGTGATTGATAGGTGTGTGACCTTCATTAAGATTCACTTCACGTTCTTCACCATGAATACGAGTAGTGACTACCTCAAACTCAGGACCTTTCATCAATGCAATATCTACAGAGTGACCCCCTGAGGACTTGCGAACTGAGAACTTACAGTTAGGAAACGTCTGTTTAAGATTCTGACGAATTACCTTAACTTCTTGTGCTCCAATGTATGCCATAGCTAATATCCTTTCTTCTAACTATACCTTATTATGCACTCTTTATTCCGTATTGTCAAGCACTAAATTAACTTTTCTATGCGCTTTGCCATTTTTTCTGTGGAACAACGTTTACATGTATCTGTCTTTATATCTACAATCGCACCATCAGACGCTCGCATAAAACGCATCGTAAAGACTGTAGATGTATAGACTGCATGAAGCTGAGGATCTACAACTAACTTTGCATTATATCTATCAGCAATACGTTGGATACAGACATCTATTTCACATTGTGTTTCTTTTCTTTCCTTATTAAATTCTGGACTACCATATACAATATTATACTTGCGACTTAGAGCCCTTTCAACACGAGACGAAACTAGACGGGCGCTGTCATCGTCTGTGTAACCACTGTATTCCTCAAATGCAGGAGTAGTAACTAGGTTGAACATAATAATATTTTCTTTACTATCGCTCGGAACAGGTGTATTTTTTGTAAGTGAAAAACGAGGCTTTTCTTTTATACTATGCAATCCAACTGTTTCATCCAAGGATCGTTCTATCTTACCCACCGTTGTATGGACATCCACAGGAGTGAAGTTCTCATAATAAAGAACACCCATATAACTGAATAGGCCTACCCAGAATACAGCCGTTACCATTGTCCAAAGTTCTTTAATAATGGTCATCACTCATTTCCAAATTGAAAAGGTCATTTTGTATTTCAGTATAGAACTTGTGACCAAGAGCAGAGGCATAATCACCATCCGGACCAAATTTAGAACGTAATATCTTGGATACGGCTTCAAATTCAATATTGTAGTTATCACAAACAATTTCTTGGACTTCCGCCATAAATTTAGCGTGACTTTTTTGCATTACGCTTCACTCCCACTGACACGGTGTTTAACAACTTCATTACCAGTCTCACGACCGAGCAAAACTTCTTGACGGACAAAGTAAGCTGCATCGTCCATAACTTGTTCTTGAGAAGCGGCGTAAATAACCTTTGCACCTAAAGAACCATCTGCATAATTGACTGTAATATCTGCTTTAAACATAGTATCTAACTCCTTCTAACTATACCTTATAATGGCATATTTTGGGCCCAATGTCAAGCACTTTTTTATTATAAATAGTAAAAATAATGAGGTAGATTATGGCTAAAGGTAAAAGATCTAAAGGGACAAGTTACACATCGAAGGGCGAACGTAGAAATGTTCGTAAAGATATCTGTAAAGCGATGCGTAGAGAAAAGTCCATTCTTCAAACAGCATTAGATAAACAAGAAGCCCAACGCAAAGGCAAAAAAGTCAAGCAAGGTGGGCAACATTATGAACGCTGGGTTCCCTGGCATGTGGGTGTTACAGAATATCGTAACAAGTTTATTGATGCCAAGAGCAACTAAATTTTTTCTATTTAAAACACCTAAAGAATTCTGGATTGTAGATGAAAATACATTGCAGGATGTTCCTAAGCCACGGGAAATGCTTATCCAAAAGGCTCAGGTAGAATTAGTCCGGGAATATGTTGTAACACAAAACAAACAAAACTTACCTATTGTGGATCGTTGCCGTGACCGAACCGCATGGCATACGCCTGAGGGTCGAGAACGTATCCGACAAGCAAAACTAGGTGATAATCACCCTGCCGTAAAAAATGGACGTTCTCAAGAGTTCCGCGATAAAGTGTCACAAACAATGACAGGCACACGGCGCGGCGAGTTCAATCCAATGTATGGACGTAAACACAAAGCAGAGTCAATACAAAAGATTAAAGAGTCTGCTCTCAATCGACCTACAAGACGCTGGTGTGTAGAACCTGACGGCACAAAACATCTAATACCTGCAACTGACGTGTTGCCTGAGGGCTGGCAATGGGGTCGCAATTACGATCCTTATCGCCCTGACTAGGCTGTTTTCTTCTTTCTTGTTTTCTTTACAGGAGTCTTATTGTATTCTGTAATACCGAGATCTTTCAAAAGTTTCTCAAGTTTAGGATACAATGTAAGCAATTTGCCATCCTTAACTGCGGTGAGAATCTTAGCCTCTGTAGGATGTAGTCCTTCTAGGATCTGCATCCAATTCATTTCCTGTTTCCATGGCGGCAAATTGCGTAGATTATTATTAGGATCTAGGAAAGTATTGATACGGCGCCATTCCATTTGAATTGTTGTATCACCCATACCTTCAGGCAGATCCTCCTGTAATTTAGTTGTTTCAGGCATACCCTCAGGCAGACCCCAATCAGGTTTTTCAGCACCCACACCAATACGAACCAAGGGAACTACTGTCTGATTTGTCGATGCTACTTCCTTCAGACGTGCAATTTGCTCGTCCTTCTTTTTAGCTTCAAATACCCATTCCATTGCTTCATTAAATTGTCTAAACTTTCTAGCCATTATAGTTGCTCACTTTTATATTCATCCGAATACCCATTAGTTGATTTAGGGTAATACCTACGAGTATATGTTTTTTTGTGAAGGCGTTTACCTACCCATTCGTATACACTATATTCCTCACGGGAATATTTTTCGGCTTTATCTTGTGTAAATTCACCGAAAACTTCCTTAATATCTTTCATTAGAAATCCTCCAATACATCCATCATATTTTTCAAACGATATTTTATAAAGTAATTTAGAAGTTGGCTTCTATCTTTATTTAGTTGTTTCTCATATGAATCTATGATACCTTCTTTAATTTCGGTCGGTGTCATCGACAAGTCAACTAATTGTTTGTTACGATTGTAACGTGCAGCCATGTCGCCAGATACCCACTCTTCGGGCTTTTGTAACTTCCATTCAGCCAATACGGCTTTACGAATAGGACGTTGCCGCTTGCCTTCTACAAATGTATCGCCTGGACTAAGAATGTTAGGAACACCATCACCTTTGTCACCTGTGATAATATGCTCCATAAGGACTGCATGTGCAGGTTCCTTAATTTTGACAAATGATTTCTTAATAGGTGACCACTGTTTTACGTTTTCCCACTTTTGTAACTGTTGGAAATCATGGTCACCAGAGATAATGAGGAAGGGCTCTGCTTCATCAAATAGTTTACCTGGTGTTGTCTGTGTCTGACTGTATTCTGCCAGTGTGCCAATAATATCGTCAGCCTCTGCACCGTCAATATCAATAAAAGGATAAGGAAAATACTCATCCAATTCGTTGCGTATCATGTGCAAGGCATCAAAAATAGAGGGCCAGTCATAACCACTAGCTTCTCGTGCCTTTTTACGAGCAGCTTTATAATGAGGAAACACATCCCGCCGCCAATACCGACGGTTATCACATGCAATAACAATCTCACCATATTCTTCATGGAACCTATTACGATAACCACGAATAGCATTGATAATCATATGCCGCAACAAAGGCACATTAACTTCTACATCTGTGCGACCACGAAGCTCTGCCATTAGATTACTAATAGCTGTCTGATTAAAGTCTACAACAATCATAGCGGCAACACTCCTTCTTCTTCCTCAGGCTCGAAACCCCAACGATAACCAAGGTCATCATAATATACACCATGAGTTCTTTTAATGTTACCCTCATCATCATATGCGGGAACAACACAACGCCATTTGGTTAGGTTCTGTTGTTCCTCACCCCAGAAGTTTGAGATCCAATCACCATCTCGTAGATAGCGTTCCATATCTCGAACATAGCCTTCTAAGTTTTTAACTTTTGCCCGAGCACCTTTTACATTTGCTCTTTCGGCCGCCCTCTCCTCTTTAAGAAGTTCTCGGTTATGTTTAATCCACTTACGAACTTTTGCAAAGGATAGATGCCCATCCTCAGGTATAGCTAATACATCAGGATGGACATTTTTATATTGTGGGGGATTTGCGGCGGCACGTTTTGCTCTAGCCTTAGCCAGCCGTTCTACTGCCGCCGCTTTTTGTTCCGGCGTCATAGGTTTACGCCGCTTGCGAACTTTCTTTCGCTCAAATTTTTCTGGTTCTCGTGCCATAAAGGACTCCTTCTATAATACTTTATATATTATAGGAGTTTGTCCGTAATGTCAAGCCACTACTTTTGTGATTCGGTCCGCCACAATAGTCCGCCAGCCCTGTTTATCCACATCAAACACAACCAGGTTCTTATCTGTAGCACGTGATTTGCCTGTTGTCTCAGGAACAACACTCTCCTGCAATGTGCAATTCATTACACGTTCAGTGCCATCAAGTTTGTTAAATGTAATCTCAACAACCTGAGTCTTCAAAGTTTCAACGATATCAGTCATATTATACTCCATTATTTAATACTCCTAAGAGCTCCATTAAATTTCTTCACAAAGTTTTTAAAAATTAAGTTATCTGGTCGCTCCATGCTTCTTGCATGATTATAATTGTGTTCCAATACATCACGCATAGATTCATACCAGGTTAATTTATCCTGTATTGCTTCAATTTTTCTCAATAATTTAACAACTTCATTCAATCTATCCTCATAAGAAGATTGCTTATCATAACACTCATTAAAGTATTTGTCAAACGTCTTGAAGCCAAAAGAACGAAAAAGTTCTAAAGAGTGTTGTGGGCCTAAAAATATCATAGGTAAACAATTGAATACTGCTTGATACCACTTTTCTGTCATGTATGGTTGTGTGCGATAATCTATATCTTCACTAACAATAGCAAGCCAAGAATTCTTTGCATACTCGCTGTGTTCCCATGTCTTGTAATATTCTTGGTTATTTTTTATAGAAAGAAGTTTTTCCTTTTCTCCTTGCAAGAAAATATCTCGATGTAGATAAGAACAATTATTGTTAGTCCATAGACCCTCTTCTAGTAACCGTAAATATGTTAGATCCCTGTGTGGGCGAATACTGCGTTGCAAGAGCATAAAATTTTTAGAACCGTGTTGTTTTTTATGATTATATTGTTCCACATACGTTGTAAATAATTCATCAGGCATTTTTTTCCAAACACTCCAATTGATATCATTTAACACATCGCCTCCTTTATAATTAGGAAACGTTTGAGGGTGTAAATTTTGCAATCCAAAATATACCCAATTCCAGGCATACATGCCTGGAATAAAATTCATCTCAGGATCTTTTAAATTATCATTACTAACTGCAAAAAATAGCAAATCACAATCAATGTTTCTATGTCTACACAAATTCCTAAATGTATCAATGTGCTCCTGATTTTGATGTGAATCCCCAGCATATTCAATAAACAAAATAGCCTGTCTATTTTGTAGTAATCTAATTTGCTCCTCGGGAAACAACGCAAATATATCTGAATTATCATACTTTGAAGGCCAGATATGAATATGTAAAATAAACTTATCAGTATCTATTGTATATGGTGATTGGTGAATTGCTTTACACAAACTTGTATCATACAACATATCATGAGGCAATGTGTATGGATATTTCTCAACGAACATTAATTTTCTCAATCATTTTTTTAAAATTGTTCAAGGACTTTTCATTATATCTTGTTCGATTTCTATTATGTATCAAAGTTTCCATATCCTTGGTAGCCCAATCTATACGTTCAGTCTGTGTCATCGAATTCAATAATTTATTTAGACTTACAAGCTGTTTTGTAAGTTCATCACATCTCTTTTTTGTATCTTGTATGTAATCAAAGCCATAATCAAACCATTCATAGTAAGGCTGATATCCTAACTGAAATAAAAATTGATTAATATTTGGCTGACCCCATATAAGCATAGGCATTCCCAAATACATAGGGCGAAAAGACTTTTCACTTAAAAATAATGATGTTCCACATACGTCATCCTGCATCGTTTCACCAACGACACTAAACAATGCAGGCATATGAACCTCTTTACAGAGATAATTTGCCCAATTTGTTTGAAAGTCCTTTGTATCTGCAATGATAGGTAAAATTTTACAAAAGTCTGAGCCATCATCTTCAATTACATCATGACTAATAATATTATCCTGCAATAGATCGTTTTCAAATAATTTTCTAGTTAACATTGTCCTATCAGGACGGGGCACACGAGAAAGATAAATGAAATTTTTGTTAGCATCTTGAAGATTATCTATTTTATCTTGTAAGTGATCGCTAGGCACATCCTTGATATAATGATTATAACCTCCTGTATCCCAGGGACAGACTTCTACTATGTTTATATTCCCAGTATAGCAATCCTTTTCACGGAAGTTTCCTGATATATAGAAAATATTATCTAAATTAAAATTGTGTGAGGTGAAATAATCATGCAATTTTTTGACTATAGGGGGGTCATTTATAGGCCAGCCCTCGTAACAATTATCAAATATTAACTTGTCATTTTCTTTAAAAGGAAAATGATCCCATATTAATTGATGTTCTGACATGTAATCATAAAGATAAATTTTAGCATCTACATGTGTAACACCATATTCAACAAACCATTCAGGTGTTGATTTAGTTCTATAAAAATTCATTTTCTCTTTTTATCAATCAACCAATCGAGTGTTTTTTTCTTCTCGGTGGGATTGAGTGTAGCCCCGTCAGAGATCTTACGGAGGATATTCTCGTCTTCCTCGAATACTCTCTCCACGGCCTCGATTTGTTCGTTGAGTTCTTCAGCGGTTTCCGTCGAGACTTCATCGAGGGAGAGAAACTCCATTCTTTTACCTGTTGAGGCGTTAAGTTGCATATTTGCCGCAATGACCAAGAGAATTGCCAATGGATCAAAAACCAATACGAGCGCAATGATAACGGTTCTGACCGCCGCTTCCAAGTTTTCTCGCCCATCCTCATATAGGAGATCTGCGATATATTTGATTGGACCAACTTCGACTTCGAAGGCGCGGACTTCGGCTGATAGTTCTGACCTCTGGTCGAATAATTTATCATTTTCCGCTTCTGCTTTGTTGATGATATCACGCATCGCCTCGCGCTCTTCTTTTTGTTCCTTGCGCGCATCGAGACCACGAGTAACGAACCCCAATGAAGTGTAACGGTCAAGCGTCGCATCGAAGGAATCAAGCGTTCTTTGGGCTCGCTCCACCTCACGTCTATTCCTTTCGATAGCTGTATCCA